GTCTACGACTGGAAGTACGAGCGAATGCCTAGCGGTCGACATGAGCTGACCTACATGAAGGTGCGCGAGTCAGTAAACCGTATCGACGGCACAACGACCGAGACGTATTTCCGTATCTGGACTCGGGAAACGATACAGCTTGTCCGCTATCACGGTGACGAGGCACAGGTGGTCGAGACTATCGACAACCCTATCGGCAAGATTCCCGCAGTACACTTACCGTCTAACCGATCAGTGGTTCGCGGCATTGGCATCAGTGACATTAGCGACGTGGCCTACATGCAACAGGCTATCTACCAGGAGCTGTCTGAGATTGAGCAACTGATCCGTATATCTAACCACCCGACACTAGTTAAGACGTACGACACCGACGCTAGTGCAGGTGCAGGTGCGGTTATCAATATCAGTGACGATATGGACGGCGCACTCAAGCCGTACCAGATGCAACCGTCAGGCGCTAACCTCGATGCTATCCGTGCCTCGATTACTGACAAGATTGACGCTATCAACCGCATGTCGCACATGGGCGCAGTACGTGGCACAGAGGCTATCACTCAGTCAGGTGTGGCAATGCAAACAGAGTTCCAGATGCTCAACGCCAAGCTCTCTGAGAAGGCTGACATCTTAGAGCTGGCTGAAGAACAGTTGTGGCAGTTGTGGTGCACATGGCAGGGGCATGACTTGCATGAGGTAGAGATCAGCTACCCTGACAGCTTTGATATCCGTGACTACGAATCTGAGTTGCGCTACCTGCAACAAGCTAAGGCGTCAGGCGTTCGCTCTACTACATTCGCACAGGCTGTCGATAAGCAGATTGCAGACTTGTTGCTCGATGATGAAATGCTTGCACAGGCACACACTGAGATTGAGCAAGGACAGCAGGCACTTGGTGACTTTACAGTAGCGCCAGAAGATGGACAGTGAGGAACTCACACGTGCATTAGAAGGGGCGACCTCTGCACATGAGCGTCGTCTTTTGCGTGCTATGGACTCATTGCGCTTGAGGCTCACAGATGCGCTTGCTGGCCTTCCTCTACGTGATGGTGTGTTGTTTGACCTAGATGCCGCACTCGCCCTTAGAGCGCAAATAGACGGCCTTGTACGCGACGAGTACCTGACCGTCATTGACGACATTATTCGCGAGTATCCCGACGCCGTAGCACTGACGCAAGAGTTCATGGAACAGTTCGCCGACTTCCGTGTACCACAGTCAGTCATCGGCCAGCTTCAGCAGTTTAGCTTTACGGGTCATGAGGCACTGGCTGACGAGTTCGCAGAGGCGCTATATCAGCAGGTGTACAACAACACGCTGTCGGGCACGCCATTCTCTGCAAGCTTGTCTGAGCTTAACAACCTGTTAGACGCTGACCTGCAACGATACTCAAAGACCATGTTACATGACTCGCTTTTTGAGTTCAGCTCGTCGATACAGCAGGCGGCGGCGGCAGAGGCAGGTATCACTAAGTTTCGATACGAAGGTGATACTATTGAGACGACACGGCCTTTCTGTCAGAAGCACGTAGGCAAGGAATACACGACAGACGAGATTTATGAGATATGGGATGATAGCTGGGCAGGTAAACGCTCTGGCGATCCGTTCCGTGTGAGAGGTGGTTACAACTGTCGGCACTGGTGGGTGCCTGTACCTGAATAGGAGATAGCTATGCCGTACCACAAGAAAGACAAACGCAAGAAAAAGCGCAAATCACGCTAGTTTGATATAATTAACCCACTCGAAAGAGGATTCGTAACATGAGCGATGAAATCATGGCAGACGCGGTAACTGAAGCCGCAGTGGAAACACCAGAAATTCAGGAAAGTAAGACGTTCACACAAGAGGAACTCGACCGAATAGTGGCCGACCGTGTTGCCCGTACCAAACGGCAATATGACAAGCGACTAGATGGTATCGACCTTGACGAAGCCCGACAGCTTTTACAACGTCAGCAAGAAGCTGAAATTGAGAAGCAGAAGGAACGCGGAGAGTTCGAGTCGATTCTGAAGCAGACCGTCGAAAAGAAAGACCAGGAAATTATGACGTACAAGCAACGTCTCGAAAGCCAATTAGTCGATGGCGCTTTGCTATCGGCGGCGAGTAGGAACAACGCAGTATCGGCAGAGCAGGTTGTGCAGTTAGTACGTGGTGCGGTTCGGCTGTCTGAAGACGGCACAGCAGAAGTTGTAGACTCGAACGGTACACCACGATACAACGACAAAGGCGACCCCGTAAGCGTTGATGAGCTTGTTGGTGATTTCTTGACTACAAACCCGCACTTCGTAAAAGCGTCAGTTGGTGGCGCTGGCTCGCAGGGAGCGGTAGGTGGTTCCACGTCGAAACCTATGTCGGCGGCTGAAATGGAAGCTAACTGGGAAAACGGAGGCAGAGAAGCCTACCGTGCCATGATGTTAGCAAATAAATAACCGCTTACTTTAGGAGATTTCACTTATGGCGGCTTCAACAAGTACAACACTCGACGACCTGTTTGCAAATATCATCATGCAGGCTCGTTTCACTGCCGAAGAGCAATCGCTCATGGCTGGCCTAATCACTCGCTACGACATCGGCAATGTAGCTGGTACAACTATCCAAGTGCCAAAGTACCCTGCAATTACTGCGGCTGATCTAACCGAAGGCACTGATTTGACTTCTACTACCGTCAGCACTTCAAGTGTTAGCGTTACTGTTGCTGAAGTTGGTGCGCAGGTATTGCTTACTGACATGGCCGCAATGGGCGCTGGCAACCCTGCACAGGAGCTTGGCACTGTACTCGGTAACGCAATTGCTACTAAGATGGACAAGGACATCATCGCGCTGTTTGATGGTTTCTCTACTTCATTGGGTGCGGCGGGGCAGGAAGTTACTGTCGCAGACCTGTTCAAGGCGGCGGCAACTCTGCGCAACGCTAAAGCGCAAGGCGAGTATGTTGCAGTTGTTCACCCATACCACGCGTATCAGTTGTCAGCGAACCTGACTAACACCTTCGCTAACCCTAACGGTGGCGACCTGCAAAACGAAGCAATGCGCAGTGGCTTTGTAGGTTCTATCGCTGGCATCGATGTTTATCAATCAGCAAATATCACTGTTGATGGAAACGGAGACGCGAAAGGTCTTTGTTTTGCGCGTGAAGCAATGTGCATGGCTATGAAGCGTGACTTCAACCTTGAGACAGAGCGCGACGCATCTAACCGTGCCTTCGAGCTTAACGCTACTGCCGTATACGGTGTTGGCGAGCTTGATGACAGCTACGGTGTAGAGTTGTTCTTTGACGCTACTCTCTAAGATGTACGCGGCCCTTCGGGGCCGCTTTACTCTGAGGATTTTATGGCAGTCAATTATCGTGGTGAAAGGTTTGAAGACTACAACGTGGCAAAGCGTACGCCACGGCATCCGTCAAAGTCTCACGCGGTTCTGGCTCGCTACAAAGGTGCAATCAAGCTAGTTAGGTTTGGCGCTAAAGGCGCGAAGACTTACCCGCCCAAGGATGGGGAGTCAGCACGCGACAAGGCCATGCGAGCGGCTTGGTACGCACGACACGAAAAGAATCTACGTAACGCGACGCCATTAGATGCAGTCTATTGGGCCGCAAAGGTAAAGTGGTGATTACATGGCGTTTAGCACTGACAGCAATCTAACCGAATTAGTCCCCGACATCTTAGACTTTGGCATTACTGCGTTCACCGATGAACACGCACGAGCACAGGCAGATGTTGAGCGTGAGATACGCAATCGCTGGTGGCACCGTAAGGGCATCGCTGGCGAAATGGATGCTAGCTATCTAACAGAGTCACAGTGGACACGCGCCACGTCTTACCTCGTACTCTGGAAGTACGCATTGCCACAGCTAACTAATTGGGTAGACGACGACCGATTTTTGCAGATGATCGACTTTTACAAGGCGCGTTATGGTGAGGAACTAGACGCAGTATTCCAGGATGGTGTTGAGTACGACGCAGATGACGACGGCACTGTCACTGACAAGGAAAAGGAAAGCATTCCGCTTAACCGCCTAGACCGATGATTACCATAAACATAGACACAAAGCCCCGTGACCTCCGCAAAATGGTGGAGAAGCTAGGTCGCACGTTTACAAAGAACCATAAGCGAGCAATGCGCAGAGCGGCGGCTGAAGGCGTCAACAGGATCAACAAGCGCACAAGCCTCGGCCTTGATGTTAAAGAGCAACCGTTTCGCCCCTACTCAGACGCGTACAAAGGGTTTCGCGCGAGCAAGGGTAGACCAGTAGATAAGGTTCGATTGATTTTTACAGGGCGTATGCGGGGGGCTATGACCTCGGGGCTACAAGGGCAAGACGGTTTGATATTTTTCAGTAGCAGAGCGGAGTCTAAGAAGGCGGCGCAGAACAACCGAACGCGTGAGTTCTTTGGACTTAACAAGTCAGATCGCCGCGCTATACGTGACGTTTATTTTAAGGGGCTTAAGATATGAGCGTTAGAGAAAACATCGCCGCCAATATTGTGACGGCACTGACTGCTATCTCGACCCCTAACGTTAAGAAAGTGACACGCGAGCCTTTCGATTTTAACAAGCTATCGAACGCACAGTTTCCAGCGATATTAGTACGCACAGCAAACGAGACGCGTGAAGATGCCAGCATGGGCGGCAGTTCAACTAGCAGGCATGGCACGATTGACTATGAGCTGGTTTGTTTTGTTAAGCACAAGAACATCGACACAGCCCGCAACCAAATTGCAGAGGCTATCGACGAAAAACTTGATGAAGATAGGACGCGTGGCGGTTACGCGGTAGACACGCAGGTTATCAGCGTCGAGGTGGATGATGGTACAATAGACCCTATTGGCGGCGTCATTGTCACCGTACAGATTCTTTATTCATACACACGCGGCGACGCGTAAGGGAGAAAATTCATGGCTACACATAAAGGCTCAAGCGGTGTCGTAAAGGTTGCCGCTAGTGGTGGTTCAGAAGCGGCAGTTGGCGAGGTTCGCTCGTACTCTATTGATGAGACAGCAGACACTATTGAAGATACAGTTATGGGTGATACTGTTAAGTCTTACCTAGCTAGCCTCAAAGACGCCACACTTACAATCGACGCATTGTGGGACGACGCAGACGCACAGCACTTAGTGCTTGATTCTGGCGCGGCTATCGACTGGGAAATCCACCCAACAGGAACAGGCACAGGCGAGAAGTATTACGCAGGCGCAGGAATCGTGACTGCTAAAACTATCTCAGCGTCATACGATGGTCTCGTTGAGGCGTCCTTCTCTGTGCAAGTATCAGGCGCAGTTACAGAAGCGGCTAACTAATGGGTCTCGCTAAAGAATTGCGGGCGCGTCGTAAAGGCTCGCGTCGCAAAATTAGCGTTGCAGAATGGGGGGACGGTGACGGCGATTTCGTTTTGTTCTGTCGCCCCCTTACCTGCTATGACCTTAATGAGTTGCAGAAGCGCCACCCTCAAGTAATGCAAAACCCTAGCATTGCCGCAATGGTTGACCTGATCCTTATGAAAGCTGAGAGCAAGGACGGCGAAAAGCTGTTTACCTCGGCTGAGGATCGCATCGACTTAATGGGGGAGGAGACAACCGTTGTCTCTCATATTGCTAACGAGATGTTTGGCACTATCGAGGGGTTTGAGGATGTCGAAAAAAACTAAAGTCCGATCAGTCTCGGATGAACTTAATTGCCTTGGCTGATCGGTTACACAAGACCATTGAAGAAGTAGAGCAGATTTCGGTTACTGAGTTCCATGAGTGGCTCGCTTACTTCAAGATCATGAGCGAGTCAAACGATGGCAAATGAAACCGTAAGCATTGTAATTAAGGCGTTTGACCAAACGCAGAAAGCCTTGCGCGGAATCAAGGCCGCATTTGGCAAGCTCTCTAAGGTATTCTTTAGCTTTAAGACCGCGCTAGTTGCCGCAGTAGGCGCTGGCGGTCTTGGCTTGCTCATATCTAACTCACTAAAAGCTACCGATGCCCTAGCTAAAACAGCGGGGAGAATAGGCACCACTACCGAAGCCTTAAGCGCCCTGCAATACGCGGGGCAACTAACAGGCGTCGAAGTCAACACGATGAACATGGCGCTTCAGCGGTTTACTCGTCGAACGGCGGAGGCGGCAGTCGGCACAGGCGAGGCACAAGGTGCATTACGTGAGCTTCGTCTAGATGCAAGAAAGCTGACTAGATTACCTCTAGATGAGCAAATGTTAACGCTTGCTGACGCGTTTGCAGAAGCAGAAACTCGCGGCGTAAATCCTCTTAAAATTGCTTTTAAGTTATTTGACTCAGAAGGTGCGGCGCTTGTTAACACCCTTGCTTTAGGGCGTGACGGCTTAAATGACCTGCTAGGTGAGTCGCGACGACTTGGCGTAGTGATGTCATCAGGGGCGGCGAAAGGAGTAGAAGACGCTAACGATGCGCTGTTCCGTATGCAGTCACTGTTTAGTGGTGTAGTAAAACAAACTGTCGCCGCGTTAGCCCCTGCAATATCGGCGCTTGCCGACCTTATGACAAATAAGGTTTTAGCCAGTTTTGACGAAACGAACGAAGGAATACAGGAGTTCGCCAAAGCATTAGCAAAAAATGCCGTGGAAGGCATGATTGCCGCAGTCCAAGGTTTTGAGAATCTAGTTGCAGGTTTAGTCGAAACAGCAAATCAGTTAATAATCATTAAGGCAAAGCTGACTGGCTTTTTTAAGGCAGACGATGAAAAAGATGCGGTTCAATTGCGCCTTGCGATTGAGGGCATAAATGAGCAAATAGCAAAACAAATCGCACTACAAGAGACGCAAATAGGCCGCAACAAAAAGGCGGCAGAATTTACCCAGAAACGGCTAGAGGCAGAGCGCGCCGTTTTACAGAAACTCTTAGACGCTAAAAAACAAAGCGGCGAGATGGATTTGATAGACGCTCCATCATTCCAAGAGTTTATTAACATTATGAGGCAGGCGTCTGTTGCCATAGACGGGATTAGCGCCTCAACCAAGAACCTCAAAGACTCGACAGAAGGCGAATTGCCTAGTGCATTTGAAACCTTCATTCAGAACCTAAATAACACTAGAGAAATGGCTGGAGACTTAACGCCACAACTAGAAAAGCTAGGCGACCAAGCTATCACAGGCTTAGGCAGGTCATTCACAGCGGCAATCACTGGCGCGGAAAAGTTTAGCGACGCTATCAAGAAAATGGCCAAGTCAGTTATCGACAGCCTGATTCAGATGCTTGTTCAGAAGTACATCGTCGACGCGGCGTTTGGTGCGATTACAGCAGGATTTGGTGGTGGTGGCACTACAGCGTCAGGGGGCGGCGGTGGTGGCGTTACGTCGGTTACTGGCGCTTTAGCAAGGGGCGGCGTAGCAACAGGCGGCAACCCTTACTTAGTAGGGGAAAAGGGGCCAGAAGTATTTGTGCCAAGTACGACAGGGCGCGTTGTGCCTAATGACCAGCTTGGCGGTAGCGGTGTTACCGTTGTTCAAAATATCAACGTCACGACAGGCGTACAGCAAACCGTACGTGCTGAGATCGCTAACTTACTGCCACAGATTAGTAATGCCGCGAAGTCAGCGGTCGCAGATGCTAGAATGAGAGGCGGTGGCTTCAGTAAGGCAATGGTGGGTGCATAATGGCGGCGTTTCCAAATATAGGCTTTACCTCGATGACCATGCGGCTACGGTCTGCAACGGCGATTAGTCAGTCACCCTTTACCTATGACCAGCAGGTTTATCAGCATCAGGGTGTCAGGTGGGAAGCAGAAGTAACATTGCCACCATTGAAGCGCGCAGAGGCCAAGCAAGTAGAGGCTTTCTTTGCCGCTTTACGGGGCCAAGCTAACACCTTTACCCTTGGCAACCCTTTGCACAATACAACAGCCACAGGGACAGGCACAGGCGCTATAAACGCGACCACACTGACAGGCACGTTTGCGGGTGTAGTTGCTGGCGACTACTTCCAGATTGGCACTGCGCTGTATATTGTGACAGAGGCAACAAGCGGCACATCTATCAACATTATGCCACCGCTCAGAAGTGCGGCGTCTAGTGCTTCTCTCGACTTTACTTTGCCAAAAGGCACTTGGCGGTTAGCCACTAATCAGATTGGCTGGAGTATTAATCAAGCTAGTTTGTACGGTTTCACTTTTGCTTGTGTTGAGGCTATATGAGCAGGGTGCTATCGAGTGGGATGCAGTCGGCTGTCGAAGCCGATTTGGTGCGCCCGATTGTATTGGTTACTTGTGCCTTTGATTCTGGTGACCTAAATCTGTGGAATGGTATCGGCACGCTTACGGTCAGCAGTGTTGACTATGTCGGCGCAGGCACCTTGCTTGATATTGGTGAGATCGCGGAGTCGTCAGAGCTACAGGCTAACGGCATCACTGTCACCTTGTCAGGCATCACCGACCCACTGCTGGCTAAGGCGCGTGACGAGGATTACCAAGGCCGTGAGCTAACTGTAAAGTTGGGAGCTATGGACGCGGCAAACGCCGTTATAACTAGCCCCGTTACTGTGTTCAGTGGCTTTATGGACACAATGGTCATTAATGACTCGTCAGAAACGGCGACCATTCAGGTCAATGTTGAGAATCGGCTGATTGAGTTTGAGCGCACACGCATCAGACGCTACACAGCCGAAGACCAGAAGATTGACTACCCCAATGACAAGGGGCTGGAATTCGTTGCGGAGATGGCAGAGAAGGAAATCGTGTGGGGCCGTAGCTTTGAGGGAGGCTCGGGAAGCAATGGCGTTAGAAATGATGGCGGCAGAGAAGACCCAGGAGACTTACCGTAATGAAATTTGCAATCGAAAACTTAGCAAAAGTTAGGCGTGAAATTGAGCCCTTACTAAAGCAACACTATGATGAGATCGCGCTCAACAAAGACATCATCAAAATGAATCCTGACTGGGAAGCGTATGCGCGGCTCGACGCCGTCAATGCGTTACGAATTTACACAGCTAGGAAAGACGATAAGTTGATGGGCTACTTTGTGGTCATCGTCAGCAAGTCGCTTCATTATCGCGACCACTTGTTTGCTAACAACGACGTTATTTTTCTAACTAAGCCTGCGCGTAAGGGGCTTACAGGCGTGAAGCTAATCAAGTACGCCATAGACTCACTAGCGGCAGAAGGCATAACCAAGCTACACGTCAACACAAAGGCGCATCAGCCATTCGACGCAATCCTTGAGCGATTAAACTTCGAAGAGATCGAGCGCGTTTATTCTTTAGTTCTGAGGTAACGACATGGCTATTTCGGCAATTGCAGGATTAGCAACCGCAATAGGGGCGGCGGCGTTACCAGGCGCCTTAGCTTTTTTTGGTGCTACTGGCTTAACGGCCTTTGCAGGTTATTTTGCTGTTGGCGCTGGCCTGTCGATGGTCTCTCGTGCATTGGCTCCAAAGCCAAACATCGGCGCACAGATGCGGGGCATCACTCAGACGACCCGTGAGCCTGCAAGCAGTCGCAAAACCATCTACGGCAGAATGCGTGTCGGCGGTCAGGTCGTATTTATTTCGCACTCAGGCGATGACAACAAGTTTTTAAACATGGCTATTGTGTTTGCGACGCATGAGATACAAGCCTACGACGAGATATGGTTTAACGACAATAAAGTCTGGGACACTACAAACGGCTTTATTGATGATTGGGGTACGTATGTCACTATCGACCGCAAGTTCGGTACATCAGGGCAGGCGGCCTCAACACAGCTTACGGGTGCCAACGTGCTTTGGACAGCTAATCACAAGCTGTCGGGCATTGCCTACATAGCCTTTAAATTAGAGTGGAACGCTAACAAGTTTCCTCAGGGCGTCCCGAACATCACCGCAGTCATACGCGGCAAAAAGGTATACGACCCTCGTGACCAGTCTATCGGCTACAGCCAAAACCCTGCGCTGTGCTTGCGTGACTACATGCTTGACCAAAGCTATGGCCTTGGTGAGGTAGCGGCGAACATTAACAACCAATCAGTGATAGACGCGGCGAACCTATGTGAAGAGCAAGTCACGCTAGACGCTGGCGGCACGCAAGACCGATATCAGTGCAATGGCGTCATTGATACGGCCAATCAAATCAAAGCCAACATTGAGCAACTGCTAGCCTCTATGGGCGGGAGACTGACTTACTCAGGCGGTGAGTATTTTGTAGATGGTGCTGAGTACAAAGCACCAACGCTTACGTTTACCGAAAGCGATATTGTCAGCGATATACAGACGCAAACTAAGCAGTCGCGCAGAGGGATTTATAACGGCGTTAAAGGTATTTTTGTATCGGAGGAAAAGAACTTTAAGGTTCTTGATTACCCTGCTCAGATTAGCTCGACGTATGAAACAGAGGACGGCGATCCTATTTACTTGGATATGGCTTTGCCTTGTGTCACTAACAACACGCAGGCACAAAGACTAGCCAAAATCGCTCTGCTGAAGTCGCGACAGCAAGTTGTTATGACAATGACGACAAACCTTAAAGGTCTGAGAATCAAAGTCGGCGACACAATACAAGTCACTAATGACCGACTTAACTATAGCTCTAAGGTGTTTGAGGTCATTGACTATTCGCTTGCAATCACTGACGGCGCACTAGGTGTAAACCTGAGCTGTATTGAGACGGCATCCGCGATTTACGACTGGACTACTAGCGACGAAGAAGACTTTTTAAGCGGTGGAGAGCTGACGCTGTATGACGGTCGCACAGTTAATAACGTCACGTCAGTCGGTCACACGCCTATCGGCTTGAAAGGGCCAGATGGCAAGTTAATCACTTCCGTGGATCTCGCATGGACAGCGCCAACTGACGCGTTCATTGAGTTCTATATTGTCACTGTAGAGAAGGACAGCGACGGCAACGTCTTTGAGTATCAGACACGGGAGCCACGTCTGCGCGTCCCTGAGCTAACTATCGGTTCAGCATACGAGTTTATCGTTAAAGCCGAAAACCTCGTCGGAGTACGAAGCACAGGCACGACCTTAAATGTCGCAAGCCTTGCAGGTGATACGACTGCGCCTTCAGCGCCGACAAGTACAAGCGCAACAGGCGGCGTTAGGCAGATAACAGCAGAGTGGACAAACCCAACAGACGATGATTTTAAGCACGTTGAGGTTTACATTGCCGACAGTAATAGCATCCCTGGATCGCCTCACGGTGTCGTTAATGGCGAGGAGTTTGTCTATACGCTGGCAAGCAATGAGACCAGCGCGACGACTAAATACTTCTGGCTCAAGTCTGTTGATTACACGGGTAACAAGTCAGCCGCTACAGCAAGCTTTAACGCTACCTCAGTCGTTGCTAATACAACTGACGTAACCGATGACATCACCGACAAAGTTGATGAGATCATATCGACGCTAGATGATGATGCGGCAGGTGACGGCACAACGGACGACACGACAGCACTACAAGCGGCGTTTAACTCTGTATCGACATCGGGCCGCGTACTGGATGGCGGCAACAAGACTTATCTAATCACCACGACGATTAACGTCACGGGCGCGTTCTTCCGCATCAAAAACTTCAAGTTTAAGCTAGGTACGTCCTACACCGACCAAGGGCGTATTAACTGCGATGCTGGCTCTGGCACTACCAAGATGACCATTGAGCTGGATAACATTGTTATTGACGGTGGGCGCGGTGATTACAAGGTAGGTCGTGAGCCGTGGACTGTCGCCGTTTCTAACTTTTTTGGCTACAACAGCATACAGCCAGATCTAAGTGCAATAATTAAGGTCAATGCCTTCAACGAAAACACAGACGTGCGCGTCACTAACTGCCGCTTTGAGAACATTCACGCATTAGCGGCGGTACGCGTTAACTCTTATGGCACTACAATCATCCAAGATTGTGTGTTTAAAAATAACTCGTTTCAAAGCTTTGCTATTTTTCAGTCGGCAGATAGTGGTACGACGCAAGGCGGTCGCACACTAGTTTCAGATGTTTACGCAGAGGACATCGGTTTATTGCCTGACACATACGACGTTGATGGAGTACAAAAAACCTTTAGTGACAACTCAAGCACACAGACAGAAAGCCCGCAGGGGTCATTTAATTATGTTTGCTCCTTTGGCGAGTACAACATCACAAACGCCAGCGTTAAGAATTACGGCTCTTGTGGTGTCACTGCTGATCGCAACCTCATATTTAACGCCAGCAATATCACGATCACAAATGACTCAACACGCTCATTTAGCAACAACCCATCGGGCGCGTTCTGGTTAGAGGATTGTGAGATTGCCAACGTCACTAACCTGCACATTGACGTTAGCGCACGAGCTGGCATTGATACGACGGCACTCGACAATTCGCTGTTACAGATTTACCTCACCGACAATACTAAGTGCTTTTTCAACAACGTCTTTATTCAGACATCGGCAACGACGGCTTATTTCAACAAGCTGATACGCGGGTCAGCTAAAGACACGACGCACTGCAATATCGAAAACTTCTACGTCTCGGGTATCTGCCGCAATTTGGATGATGGGGTTAGTTTTTTGCTATTGCCTAACTCAGCTATCGAGCATGACGTTCGGTTAGCGCATGGCTACATAAAGCACGGCGACATTAAGATTGAAGTGCCTTATAACGCCACTGTGCAGGACGTTTACCTTGAGGGGGCATCAGGTAACGGTGACGTTTTATTTCCGCCTGCGGGCAACCCAGGCGTCACAGGAAGCGTTGGCGATGCCACTGTCACGGGATGCCATATCGACGGCACTGTCAGCAACACAACGGCGTTTACAGGTAGCCTGAACATTATAGGCAACAAGTACATCGGCGCGGTTACATCGTCAGGATCGGGCAACACGGGCAAGTTTGTCGTTAGTGATAACGCTCACATCGCTGGTGGCCTTGCGGTGACGTGTTCGGGGCCGACAGGTACCTCAGCGGTCGAGATACGCGGCAACGCTTTGATTGAGGGCGTCACGCGTGTCGATGGTGCAAACAACGCCATAATTAGCGACAACAACACAGAGCGGCGGATTACAATAGAGGACGTTCAGCACTTCCAAGTTGTCGGCAACACAGCAAAGACTGACACCGCAGAGTCTTGCATTTTTGTTAACCCAACAACAGCTAGCAACATTTTGGCGGGTATTATTAGCGGCAATAACTGCCTGATAAAAACAGGCACAAGTGGCGCGGGTTACATCACACTTGCTAGTAGCGTCACTAACGTAATGGAAGGCTTGAACAACAAGCTGATAGTCAACTGGTCATAAGGTAACGACATGGATTTCATCGACCACAGAAGCACGGCAAAGTTCATATTCAAGACTTCAGCGACCGATGAGAAGGCTCGCATTGATGACTCTGGCAACATCCTCACGGGCAAGACCTCTAGTAATTTCAGCACGGCAGGAGCAGAGGTGCGCAATCTAGGGAATATATGGGCGACACGCGACGGTGGTGTGCCCTTAGCGTTGAACCGCCTTTCTAGTGAAGGGACGATCGCACAGTTTTATAAGGATGGCAGTTCGTTAGGCGTCATTGCGTCGGTTAGCAGTGACTTTGTTATTTACTCAACAATATCAGGCCACACTGGCTTGCGTTTTGGTGACGGCTGGATTGGTTCGACTAACAACGCAGGCACCTTACAAAACGGCACTGTCAGCCTTGGAACAACAGCGTATAAATTTGCTGACTTGCATTTATCTGGCAACGCTAACATTGGCGGCAATGCCACGATTACTGGCGACCTAACCGTTAACGGCACCACCACGACGCTCAACACCGCTACGCTAGACGTTGAAGACAAGAACATCACGCTGAACTACGGCGCGGGCGACACGTCATCGACAGCAGACGGCGCGGGCATCACTATCCAAGACGCGGTGGATGCGAGCAACAACGCGACTATCTTGTGGGATGCAACTAACGACGAGTTTGATTTCAGTCATGCGATAAATGTCCCTAGTCTAACAACTACAGGGAACGTGTCATTTGGTGACAACGACAAGGCTATCTTCGGTGCTGGCTCTGACGTTTCTATCTATAGTGATGGCACGAATGGCCTCATTACATCTACCGCAAATTTTACTTTAGATGTTGCAGGAGACATCACCCTTGATGCAGATGGTGCAGACATCAAACTTTTAAATGGCGGCACTCACTGGGGCTCTCTGTACACAAACTCTACGCCAAATAATTTGTATTTGCAGAACATGGTATCAGACGGTGATATTTATTTATCTGGTTTTGACGGTGGCTCAAATATTAGTGCCCTCATACTTGATATGTCAGCGGCAGGTGCGGCTACGTTTAATGCAGGCGCTTCTTTTGGCGGCACAGTGACTACTGATGGTTTGGAAGTAGAAGCCGCCGCACCTGTATTAGAAATAAGCAGTACAACACTGTCTAGCTTGGCAAGTATTAATTTTACTTCTGGCGGCAGTGACATAGATAGCAAAATTACACACCAAGGCAATACTGGAGTCATGACTATTGACTCTGGAAGAAATGCTACTTGGGGCGGCAAGATAGATTTTGTCACTGATACTGACACCAGAATGCGTATTAGCAACAACGGCGACATTAGCTTCTACGATTCGGCGGGGTCAAGCCAATCTCTGTTCTGGGATGCCAGCACAAAATTTTTAGGTCTGGGAAGTACGACGCCACAGGCCAAGCTGGATATCGTCGATACCTCTGCTGACGTACAGATGCGCGTCTACAAGAACGACGGCACCAAGAACACACGGGTAACGCTAACGGCTGACGACAGCGGCGCAAAGATCCACTACCGAGATGCAGACAACGCAGGCGCACTAAGGTTTAACAACAACCTTGGCGAGGTCATGCGTATCACTGCGAATACTACGCGGGTAGGAATTGGGACTTCGGCCCCAGCCGCACCTCTCGAAGTGCAATCGTCTGTTTCGGGTAATTATGTTGCTCGTTTTCAAAACACAAACGCTACAACCCCTTACGGAGTTTGGATTAGAGAGCCAGCTTCGGCGGCAAGTGCCTATCCTTCATTTACAGTTACAGACAGCTCAGGCTCGGCGACTAGATTGCGTGTTGATAGCGGTACTGGCAACGTAGGTATTGGCACTAGCAGTCCAGACGCACCGCTTCATGTAGAAGGAACAAGCGGAACGCAGTTAGTTGTTGAAGCATCTTCTGGTAATTTTGCTCAGATAGACTTCAAAATTGGTGGCACTCAAAAGGGTGCTATTTGGACTTATGAAGCCGAAGACCTGATGGGCTTCTTTGCACCAAGTGGCTGGGGTCAAAACTTCTACACCAATGGCACAGAAGCCATGCGCATAGATTCGTCGGGACGGGTTGGAATTGGCACTAGCAGTCCGTCAGCTAAGTTAGATGTCAACGGTGAAGTATTTGTATCGCCCAACACTGCGGGTAAAAATACATTCCAACTGACAACTAACGCCAGTAATGACGCTAGATTAAAAATGTTGTCAGATACAACCACAAAGGTTGATATACAGGCAAACGGAACTTCATACTTTAATGGCGGGAATGTTGGTATAGGGACGAGTTCGCCAGTTACTTTTGGTGCTAACACTCATGGTTTAACCATAAATGGTACAGGCCATTATCAACACCTGACATTACAAAATAATGGTAATTCTGATTTTAGCCTATACACCAATGGCCCTAACGGAACAATTATAAATCAGGAAAGTGCCGACCCTTTACATTTTAACACTGATGGCTCAGAACGCATGCGCCTCGATGCTAGCGGCAACTTGATGGTTGGTAAGACTGCAACAGCCTTTGGAACAGCAGGGGTAGCAGTTTTTGGTGGCGGTGAGATAGATATAACTAATACTAACGAAGCACCTCTGTTTTTAAATCGTCTATCTTCAGATGGCGCTATTGCTCAGTTCTACAAAGACGGCACCACAGTCGGTAGTATTGGTACTGAAGGCGGCAATCTTTATATAGATGGCAGTGCCGCTACAGGAAAAACAGGTATTGAGTTTTTAGGTTCTGCTTGGTATCCAAGAAATGACGGGGCTAATAGTGACGGTGCTGTTGATTTAGGTGATTCATCTAATCGCTTCAAAGACCTCTACCTGTCAGGCAAAGCACAAGCAGATACCTATCAGTTTGCACAAAATAGTTCCGCATCAGGAGCTACAGAGGCAATTTACCGTCCAACTACAGGGCAAATAGCGTTTAAAACTAATAGCGCAGAACGCATGCGGATTACTAACACGGGACGGCTTCGAATTAACAACACCAATGCGGGCTGGGATTCACTCGGCACGTTAGTCGTAAAGCAGGTTGCGGACAACATAGGCATCGGCATCGTCGATGACAACTCCAGTAATACGTTCCAAATTCGTAATAACGGCGGTTACGCCGAAATGTACTACAACGTAAACCTGCCAATCATTTTCTCGCAGGTCGGCGGAGAGAGGATGCGCCTAGATGCTAGCGGCAATCTTCTGGTTGGTACTACTACTACAAACTTCAATACAGCGGGTACAGTTTTATACGGTGCTAATGGCGTGCAGATGGTAAGAAGCAACGCACCGCCGTTAAATCTAAACAGAACTACATCCGATGGCGCGATTCAAGAGTTTTTCAAAGACGGCACCGCAGTCGGTAGTATTCAAGCCAGAGGCGGCGACATTGTTATTGGTACTGGTGACACAGGTATACGCTTTAACGATGCTTCTAATGCCTTACAACCACATCACGCAACTGATGTTATCGATGCAACTATAGATTTAGGATTATCAAGTCACCGCTTCAAAGACCTTCACCTGTCAGGCACTGCTTATACTAATGCCTTGGGCGTGGGGACTAGCAGTCCAGCCGCACCGTTACACGTCGTAAACAACACTGCCCCAAGAATTGAAATGGGTTATGGCGGCGGTTCAAATGCTGACCACAGGATTGCATGGGATAGTGCTGGGCTTGTTATTTCTGCTGACAACAGCGGCCAATCATCAGGTGCGTCATATCTTGCAATGTTGGTAGATGGTTCAGAAGCCATGCGCCTTGATGCTAGCGGGAATGTAGGAATTGGTGTGACTTCGCCATCATCATACTACATAGATGATTTAGTTGTATCTGCTCCAAATGAGGGTGGGATTACGATAGCGTCTGATTCTACTTCATCAGGAGCGTATTTAGCTTTTGCAGATGGTACTTCAGGAAACACCCAATATCGTGGGTTTTTTCATTACCATCACGCAGGTGACTTTCTGCGAATGGCTACTGCTGGCTTGGAACGCATGCGTATCGATGCTAGCGGCAATCTCTTGCTCGGAAAAACCTCTGCCGATAACACGACGCAGGGTATTCGTATGCTTGGCTCGTCGGGCTTTATGTCGGTTGTGCGCTCAAGCAATACCCTAGCCGTTTTTAATAGAATCGACTCCGACGGCACCCTGATTAACTTTCGCACCAACGGCACCACGCGCGGGTCAATCTCAATCTCTGGCTCTACTACCTCGTACAACACCACATCCGATCAGCGGGCTAAAGAAAACATTGTGGATGCGCCCTCTGCCTCTGATGACATCGACGCTATCAAAGTGCGGTCGTTTGACTTTAAGGCTGACGGGTCACATCAGAAGTACGGCATGGTCGCGCAGGAATTAAGCACTGTCGCACCTGAAGCGGTAAGCGTCCCAGATGACGCAGAAGAGATGCAGAGTGTAGACTACTCCAAACTTGTGCCGATGATGTTGAAAGAGATTCAAACACTACGTGCGCGAGTCGCACAACTTGAAGGAGAAAACTAATGGCTACATGGACTATTGCAAACTTAGAGCGTCAGGCCGACGGCGGGGTCATCGTGGCTCACTGGCGTTGTGACGATTCCGAAACAGTAGGTGACGACACATTCACAGCGTCATCTTACGGGACTTGTTCATTTACACCCGATGCTGACGCAGATGATTTCGTTGCCTATGACGATCTCACTGAGGCAACGGTTATTGAGTGGGTAAAAGCAGAAGTTGATGGTGATGCGGTTGAAACTGCGCTAACTGATAATATATCTAGTCAGAAGACACCAACAACCTTTGACGGAGTACCGTGGAATGACTGAAGAAAGCCCAAAAATCGTATTGAATGATGTAGAGCATGACGTTGCTGATCTAAGTGATGAACAGCGCGTGATGGTCGCACATATCTCAAACCTAGACGCAAAGCTGGCCGACGCACGTTTTAGCGTAGATCAGTTAAGCGTAGCGCGCCAGGCGTTTGTCGACATGCTGAGTAAGGCTCTGAACGATCAGGAAGTAACCGATGCGGATTACGCTGACGTGCCTGATTCTGCTGAGTAGCATTGCCCCTGCCTTCGGGCAGGACATCACGCCACAGCCTGACCTTGACCCAGTACCTACTCGAGACGAACCTGACAACATCCGTAACGAGGGCGATCTGAACACTAATCAGATTGGGTCGAACAACAACAACCGAACGACAAACAACACAGGGCCGAATGCTGGCGCACAGATGCCAGCTAATACAGCGGTCAGCCCGTCGCTTATGTCCAGCGGTACAGAGTCATGCCTGCAATCTATATCAGGTGGCTTACAGCTTGTCGGCATCGGTGTGTCAACGGGCAAGTACATCCAAGACGAAGAGTGCAACCGCAGGCGTAACGCGATCACTTTGTCCAATATGGGCATGAAAATTGCGGCAGTCTCGTTGATGTGTCAAAACGCCGACGTGTGGCGCGCCATGTTGCTCGCGGCTACACCCTGTCCAGTGGTAAAATACGGGAAGATAATTGTTGGCAAGCGGGCAATGCTGGAAATTAAACAGCGACCAAACTTGCTGATACCTGATTACGAAGACAATCAGACTTTTTATGACGCAATCCTAGGCATGGGGGTAGAGACAGATGAGACTGATACACCTACCACTAGTCTGTCTAAGCGTTACCGCACAAGCGAGCGAGATTGATAGCTTGATCGACGCCTCTCAGAATATCCGAGACGTGTTTAAGTACGGCATTCAAACCATAGCTGGGGCAGAGTCTTACGCTTCACAGGGACAGATAGCGCCCGAGGGTATAGTCGACCAAGGCTTACTCGACAAAGCCAAACAAGACGCTTACAACGCCGCAGTCTTAGCCGTTCAACAACAAACCTACACATACGACCCAAACGCCTCACAGTATTTTGCTGACGAGGCTAGCAGTGCTATGGACGTTGTCAGCGAGGCAATTGACACCTACGTCGATGCCGCGCAGGTTTTGATTGAGGTTGCCACTGTTAACGAGATGGCGCAGGACGCGGCGAACGCAAACGATGAGCGACAGGCAATGGCCTTGCAAGAGTATATCGGCGCTAATGACGTGACCCTCGAAGATGCTGAGGTTGATGCTTACAACGATGCCTACACAGCCGTACACGAGGCCACAGCGGTAGCGGCGGCATATATGGCAGTGGCTAATGATGAGACTTTGCTAGAGCAGGCTGACGAGATGGCCTATGACCTACGCGTTACCTATCAAGAAGCGGCAAGCATATTCTTTGATCACGCCACTCAGTCGGTATGGATATCGTTTGATGGCGGTCAGACTATTCAAGGACTTAATCTTGATGACTACTATGTAAGCGTTGAGGACGTTCTTATCGAGTCGGCTGAACAACCATTTTTCTACACTTCACCCGAAGGCGGATGCTGGTTCGCCGCAGACCCCGAGGCTTGTTACGCTGATGGCGATTGAAGACTTAGAGTTAAATGTCGGCGGGACGCAGATTAAGGGCGTTTGGATCGCTATTGTTTTGTCATTTGCCTCAACTATTGGCGGCGGTATATGGACCGCTTCCGAATTCTTTAGTCGATTGGAGGCGCTAGAGGGCGCTGTAAGCGATGCTACAGCAGAGACTGCCGTTGTACAGGGTAGGTTCGACGACTTGCGTGCAGGGCAATCTGAGACCTTACAGGCGTATCAAGTCACTATTGCCAACATGCAACAGCAACTAGACGACAACAACGTCGGCGAACTACAGGGCAAGCTGGCAGAGTTATCGACTAACTTATCGCAGATTATGGAGCTACAGCGCGACCTGTTACCACTACGGGATAGGGTGGCGGCAGTAGAAAAGTCTAATAGCGAGACTGTCCTAACAGTCAATGCTAAAATAGAGGCATTGGGCAACATTGACGACCGCATGACACGTCTGCAACGAGACATTAATGATGCGTGGACGGCAATGGACGAGTTAGCCAACCCTTTGGGGCGATGAAATGGAAATGAATGAAGCACTGCTAAAGCTAGAGGCGCACGAAAAAGAGTGCCTGATCCGATACGAAAACATCCAGCGCCAGCTAGATGAACACAATACCCGCTTTGACAAGCTAGACGCGGCGATCACTCGCCAGACCTATGCGACCATGACGGTCATCCCTATCGCTTTAGCAATCGTAGAGTTCCTTCGCTAATGTACCAGTTTCATAATGAGAGACCCTCGCCCGAGTTTTTGTTAGACGTTGTACGCGGCGCAATCCCTAACGCGTTCGCTATTCATAAGTTTGGCGCTAACTTTGACATCGACCAAGCTGACGACCCCGAAAGCGTATGGACAAGCGGCGGACTTTATCCTTGGGCGTCACTTTCTAGCGCCCAAACTATCTACTGTATTAGTACCAGCGCAAGCGACACCGCCACGCTAAGTATTGAGGGGCTAGACGCAAACTATGATGAGCAAACAGAGATCGTTACGCTCACAGGTGCGACGGCAGTGGCGACTACAAACACATTTATTCGCGTATTTCGCATGACCTACGACGCAGAGAACGTAGGCGACATAACAGCTCGCGTCACAAGTGGCACAGGAACCGTTGTAGCGCAGATCGACGCGGGGTATTCACAGACACTGATGGCGGTCTACACGATCCCTGCGGGCTTTACAGGCTACCTCACAACCCTTGATGCAACTATCGACGGCACCAAAACCTGTCAGGTGCTTATGTATCATCGACTGACTGGCAAGCCGTTTCGCATTGCGCACGTCGCAGAGTCAGATGGTCATTACCGCTATGACTTCAATGCGCCGCTAAAGTTGCCTGCGAAGACAGACGTAGACATTCGCGTTGACCAGGTAAGCGGCAACGACGCACGGGTCACCGCTAACTTTGATATCGTTCTAATCAAGGATTATTGATATGTGGCAGGCGTTGATCGGGCCAGTGACCGAGTTAGTCGGCGGTCACTTCAAGCGTAAGGCGCAAGAAAAGCAGGCGACACACGAGCGCAAGTTGCAAGTTATCCAGAATGACGCGGCTTGGGAAAACAAGATGGCAGACGCCACATCCAACAGTTGGAAGGATGAGTTTTGGACTCTAGTGTTGGCGGCTCCTGTTTTTATGATTGGCTACGCGATAGCTATGGACGACGTGGCTGTGATTGAGCGAGTCGATATGGCATTCGCCGCACTCGATACCCTGCCCGAGTGGTATCAATATCTTTTATTTTTAGCAGTATCTGCCAGCTTTGGCATACGTGGTGCTGACAAGCTAATGCAGTTGAGGAAAAAATGACCTATCGCCACTTTTCTAGATCCGAGTTCCGCTGTCGAGAATCTGGAGAGAACTCCATGGATGAGTCGTTTTTGTTCATGCTCGACGAGTTGCGGGAGCGTTGTGGCTTTCCGTTTACAATCACTAGCGGATATAGGTCAGTCAATCACACAGCAGAGCGCAATAAGCCAGCGGGGAAAAAAGGCACACACACACGCGGTATCGCCTGTGACATTGCCGTCTCTAACGGTGTTGAGCGCATGAAGATTGTTAAAGAAGCGTTAGACATGGGCTTCGGTGGCGTCGGTGTTGCCAAGTCTTTCGTACACGTCGACATGCGTACCACTACCCCAGTCATGTGGACTTACGGCTAAACCTCTACAGATAAATAAATAACAAAAAAAGCTACACAATTATCCTCAATGGTGTATTCTGACATTGTTCCATGTAGAACAGTGAAGGGAGAAAACCATGCAATTAGACGATCAAATCGTGCAGTACAACGAGGTACTCGACAAGCTCGACGAGGCTTTAGCAGAGCTTAACAAGGCTGATCGTGACTTCGACCTGACCGACATCCAAGGTCAATCTGTTATTCAGCTAAGACAAATTTACGACGCCATGATTGGCGACGTGCTTGATCTCGAACGCGAATCATTTTAAGGAGGGTAACCATGACTAAGCAATTCATAGAGCCACAGCTTATCAAGGGCGAGCTAATAGAAGAGCTTGATTCGCTGGTAGGCCAGCTAAAAAACCTATCTGTCTACAAGCCTAAGCCGTTTCAGATTATCGAAGCGGCAATGGATGCCCGCCTAGCGGATTTCCTAGAGCTTGCAGAGCAAGACTATATCAAAGGGTGGACTGACCAAGAGGAAGGCATCAGACACCGCGACGGTATGCCAGAAGCGTACAACGCTGGCTACGCCGATTCCTACGACTATGAAAACCAAGGAGGCATCTAATGGCTAATAAAATTCCCGAGGCGCTAGAGAAGGCGCTGAAAGATGTTGACGAGACTGTAGGGTCTGCAACATGGGATTGTCATGGCACGCCCGTTGTCCTCCATAAGGCGCTAGAGAAGATTGCCGCCAACAAGGGCATTCAGTTCGATGCGCCTGTGCATTTACTAAGTAACCCTGCAAGCAAAGAGGTGGTTATTCAGGTGACAGGTCGCTTAGGTGACAGGCAAGAATGGTCTATTGGTGAGGTGTCTTCCAAGAATTGCCGCAACGATTATCCGTTTGCGATGGCTGAGAAGCGGGCAAAAGACCGAGTAATTCTCAAGCTGTTGGGCGTTGCTGGGGACACGTACTCAGAGGAAGAGGCGGACGAATTTACCGACTCTATTGAGGCTCAGTTTATTGCCTACGTCCATGCAATCGACGAACACTTTGACTTTGTTGCGAGCATTAAATCGGCAGTAGCCAATGAAGAGTGGGACACGTTGCGGTGCATCATTGAAGAGACACCCAACGAGGTCAAAAAGAAGTTTAGCCGCGCCTATACAAAGGGCGGGGTATTCACAACGTACGAGGTTAAGTGCATGAAGCAAAACCCGAATGGAGGGAAGTAAGATGCAGTATGACAACAGCAATCGCGGAGTCTTGTTTAAGAACGACCGCAAGGAAAAGGACACGCACCCTGACTACAAGGGTAGCTATACCGATGGCAATGGCACCGAGTTTTGGCTGTCAGCGTGGCTAAAGAAGGACAAGAACGGTAATACCTTTATGTCTCTCAGCACGACGGCTAAGGAGCAAGTCCATAGTCAGGGTATGCAACAGGCGCGTCAATCACTACAAACTAAGGAGCTGGATGATGACCTGCCTTTCTAGTACAGGCCGCGCACTCAAGAAGGCGCAAGCACTTGCAGGCGTGAGTAATGAGGAGCTGGCAAAGGAGTTTGGTGTTGGCAATGTCGCTGTCTGTAGATGGCGGCATAAGGACGACATGAAATTCTCGCTGGTTGTTCAGTTAGCTAACAGACTCAACTTGTCCCTGGATGAGTTTGAGAGATTGGGGAGGTAAAAAAAAGCCCCGTCGAGGAAACGGGGCTAGACCACTTGCGGAAGGGTTTACGCTTGTGGCATCCTATGTTTGCGTGCAAAGGATAGGGAAAATTATACAGCAATCTAGCTGTCTGTATACCTATCACCCCTATTCCTTTCTAAACACGCCTAGTCGAGCCTAGTTAAATAGTGCTGTCTCAGGTGCAGTCGCTCAAGAAAGCCGAGTTATTCCTACGACCTTTGAGGACGGGGACAAACAGTGGTTACGTTGCCATGTAGTAAGGGCGCGGTGATGACAGAGCCGTTAATGATCTGCACTGATACTGTATGAATAATGGACTAGCTAGGGATCGTGTATAGGGCAACAGTCGTCCTCTAATGATCCCTATTGTCTGAAAAAAGGAGAAGGGTATGAAAGACTTTCACGGCGAGGATTGGTTTCCAGAGGATGAGGATTTTATCAAGTGGCAACACGCATATCCAAGCGTCGATGTTTATGCTGAGTATGACGCCGCTGAGTGCTGGGTAGATGCCAACCCTGCGAGACGCAAGAAAAACTGCAAGTCATTTGTAAACAACTGGCTGAAAAAAGCCGCTCAAATGGAAAAAGGTATTTCTCCGTTCGCTCAAAAAGCACAAGAGCAAAGCGGGCAGTTGCCTTATAAACGATGGACTAAGCTTGACGAAGGCACACACGACTTCATGCAGAGCGAAAAGTTCCGCGAATTGTGCCTTCAGAAATACGGGCAGTACGTTACGTTTGAAGGTGAGAGGGTGACGCGATGAAGTTCCGCCTTAGTCGTAAGGATTTGCTTTTGGCCGAGTGCATGGGAAGAGATACGGTGGCGCTGTGCGAGAAACTCATGGGATTTAAGCCACGGCTAGAGAACGAAAAGCAGAGCAGAGTTGACGCCAATATCATGGGTTATAAGGCGGAGATTGCTATAGCTCGTCTTTTCGATATTGAGTTACCAGCTATAAACGTCATGACCGATGGCGGTGTTGATCTTTGGCTTGATAACGTAGCTATTGACGTGAAGTTTACTAATAAGGAGTTTGGCCCGTTGATTTTTGACAGCATGGCTAAATTCAAATCAGACGTTGCAGTTTTGGTTGGTGCTACATCAGACCCTGCGGTTGTAAGAATTAACGGCGCATATACGCGCACAGACTTCGAACGGCATTGCTATCGCAAAAACTTTGGACACGGCGAGAGGCTGGTGATGGAGGTGAAAGACATACAGCCCATAGAGTGGCTGTGGCTAAATTTGATGAAAAGACGGAATAAGGCGCAAAAATGATGGGTGAGTTCTGGTTGATCAAAGATCCAATCGAAATCAAAGACCGCATGGAAGCCTTCAAGAAATTTCTTGAAACGGAATGGTGCTGGGAAAAACCTGTAGCGTGGCAGGTAAAGGAGTACAAGCCACGTCGCTCGCTTAGTCAAAACGACCTTTTCCATGTGTGGGTAAGGGACATGACTCGGCACTTTAAAAAGCGAGGCGGCTTTACAGGTACTGAGGACGAATTGAAGCTCATGCTGAAATATAAGTTCCTTGGAACCGAAGACGTAGAAGTGGGCAAAACGACTATACCCGCACAGGTACGCGGCACTTCGACGCTAGATCGCGGAGAAATGCTATACTTCATGCAACAAGTAGAGGCGTGGTGTATAGACCTGGGGGTCAAACTCACAAAGCCTCAAAATTCGGAGTATTCAAAACTGGGGGGGTAGGCATGAGCCTATTGCAGTTTTGCAAGACCGAAAGGCAGAGAGAAGTTGTCGGCCGAGTAGAAGAAGGCCAAAGCCAGCGAGATATAGCTAAAGAGCTGGGCTTGGGTCGTGGCACTGTAAGAGGGCACCTTGAAGCGGTTAGGGCAGTAGCCGCGAAACAAGGATACAGCCCCGAGCATGACTACACGCACCCCGTCCCTTCTGGGTATACGGTGAAGGGTGTCTCAAGTCTATACAACGACGAAGGGAGACTCGTCTCACAGTGGGTTAAAAGCCAGTCGGACGCAGAGCATGCACTACAAGTTGCACTTGACCACTTCAAAGCTGGGCTTAAGGACGAGTTGCAGGGACTGGCAAAGCCTGTAAAGAAAAGCAAAGCCAAGAAGCAGAAAGACCGCATGGCGGTCACTATCGTCGGCGACCATCACCTCGGAATGCTGGCGTGGTCACCCGAAACAGGTAGCGACCCTTGGGATTTGCAGATAGCGCAAGACACACTCATCAAGGGCGTCGATAAGCTTATGCAGAGCACTGGCGATTGCTCTGTAGGCGTTTTGCTAAATGTCGGCGACATGATTCACGCTAATAACTTAAAGGGCGAGACGGGCGCAGGAACAGCCTTGGACGTAGACGGCAGAGCAGGCAAGACCATACGCGCCGCAGGTAACCTTTTCCAGATTATCGTCACTCGTATGCTCCAGCAGTATGATGAAGTATGGCTAATCAACGCTCGCGGTAACCACGACCCTGACGCCTCTTTGTGGCTAAACGAAATGCTCCGCATGTACTATGAGAAAGACAAGCGCGTGAAGGTGTTCGACAACTTCAGCAAGTTCATCCACTTTGAATGGGGCAATAACTTTGTGATTACGCATCACGGCGACAAGATACGCACTCGCCAACTGTATGAGGCAATCACACGCGACTATGCGCAGGAGTGGGGGCGCACAAAGTATCGCTTTGCATGGACAGGTCATATCCACCATAAGCAATCAGAAGAGCTAGGCGGGCTTACGTGGGAGAGCTGGTCCGTACTCCCGCCTCCAGATTCTTGGCACTCAGGTGCTGGCTATGGCTCACAGCGGTCGATTAGTTGTGTAGTATTAGACAAAGAGCACGGCGAGTTCAGCCGATTCAAGGTCGGTATCGAGGCACTACAGTGATAGAAAAAATGCCGATCCTCTCTATGCCACTACCTGACGGCGGGCAAGTGGTTTGCAGGGTGGATGCGATAACAGCGGCGACAACTAACATGCGAAACGAAGACATGACCGACGTTTACATTGAGGTCGCTTGTCCCGAGGGGATTACTATTGATGTCGATATCGACTCTTTTACAACGTCATGGCTCACGGCGCTTCTCACTACTATTGACGACTGGACAACACCCCGTGAAATGCACTGATTGCGGTAAGGGTATGGATCCTCAATTTACTGGCGACAATGGCAAACTACGAGGATGGTTTTGCGAGTGTGGCAACTGGGAAAAGGCCATACTGCGTGAGCGTCAATTTACTAAAGAGACCTACTATGGCAATCAAGCGCACAAACGCTGACATCTGGTTTAGCAAGGCAGTAAGAGCTAGGGATGGCGCGTGCCTGGTATGTGGCACCGACCAGTCACTCGAGTGCGCACATATCTACGGCAGGCGGCGTAAGATTGTAAGATATTCCATGGACAACGCAGTCACGCTTTGCCACCACCATCACCGCGTAATGACCGAGAACCCTTTGAGCTTCAGCGGCTTTCTGGAGGTAGAGCTAGGCGCAGGTCACCTCGAGATACTGACCGAGAAGTGCAGGGGCATCCTGAAAGAGAACAAAGCCGTGCGCGATGAGATAGCCAAGCACTACCGCGAAGAAGTACGCAAGAAAGAGCAGAACCCCGAGTACGTCATAGTTTCGTATAACTGATTGCCTCTATGCTATAATTACAGGGCAACAGAGGAGTGTTGTCATGTGTGTACAGAGCCAACGGCAGTATTTTGCAGAGCGGCACCACATCGTCGTTACTGACAAAACCGCAGAGCTACTTGCTCGACTAGGCAGAGAGAAAGGCGTTGATGAGGAAACCTACCTCAAGCGCCTCTCACGCCATCCTAACGAAGACCAATTCGTCGCAGAGATTGCCCGCTACTACGGGTGATTGAAATGTCACGATTGTCGCATTGCACACCTACCCCCTCATTATTTGCCCAATAAGATAAAAAAGTGCTTGCAAGGGATAAAGCTGGCCTGTAAGTTGGAAGCATGAAAGTATTAGATTTATTTGCAGGCATTGGCGGCTTTACGCTTGGACTAGAACGCGCAGGCTTTGAGACTGTGGCGTTTTGCGAAATAGAGCCATACGCTCAGAAAGTATTAGCTAAAAATTGGCCACGGGTTCCCATTTATGACGACGTTAGAACAATCACAGCAGACCGATTGGCTACAGACGGAATTGGAGTCGATGTCATTACAGGCGGCTTCCCCTGCCAAGACATATCAGTCTCAGGAAATCAGGCAGGAATACAAGACGGAACGCGAAGCGGCCTATGGTCAGAGTGCGCCCGTTTGCTTGGGGAGCTTCGACCCCAATACGCCATCTTTGAAAACGTCCCAAACCTGCTTAATGGAGAACGGGGAGCTTGGTTTAAGCGAGTTCTCTGGGATATTTCCAAGATCGGGTATGATGCGGAGTGGCACTGTATATCAGCTTCCGAACTTAGCGCGCACCATCACAGAGATAGGGTCTGGATTATTGCCTACCCCAACTGTAGCGACAATACATGCCTCAATGGAAGCGCATCGGAAAGAAGCGGACAGATTACACCCAAAGGGACAGAACACACTGG